CCGCCGAGACCTGCGCCTTGGGCGAGGGGGGTGATGCTAGAATTGAGCGTAGTCGCCGAGTCCGTCAGCGTGGAGGCGGCATCGGTGAGGGTAGAAGCCGCGTCTGTCAGTGTGGAGGCCGCACCCGTGAGCGTAGATACTGCGTTCGTCAGGGTAGATGGGGCATACACGAAGGTTGCGCCGCCGACGTTATATGCGCCGGTTCCGGAGCCGTCGCCGGGGAGTTTGGCGACGATGAGATTATTCGTGCCAAAAACGTCTGACATACCACAAACATAAACATTGCCAGAACTGTCTACAGCGACGGATGTAGCTTCTTCGGCCCCGGACTCCCCAAGACTACGCTGCCACTGAATGGCTCCGGACGTATCATACTTAGCTATGATGAAATCATTTGTGCCAGAGGCAGATGAACGGCCACAAACATAAACATTGCCAGAACTGTCTACGGAGACAGAAAGACCGGCCTCACTTGCAGCTCCCCCAAGACGGCGCTGCCACTGAATGGCTCCGGACGTATCATACTTAGCTACGATGAAATCATTTGTGCCAGAAGCGTCTGAGGAACCACAAACATAAACATTACCAGAACTGTCCACAGAAACGGACTCGCCTCCATTAAAAGACCCAGACCCACCGAGGCGACGCTGCCATTGGATAACCCCAGACGTGTTGTACTTGGCTATAATAAAATTGTAGGTGCCAGAGGCATCTGAATAACCGCAAACATAGACGTTTCCAGAGCTGTCTACAGAGACCGATCTACCGGAATTGTCCCCAGACCCACCGAGGCTACGCTGCCATTGGATAACCCCGGACGTGCTATACTTGGCTATAATAAAATTGTTTGTGCCAGACGCATTTGAAGCACCACAAACATAAACATTGCCAGAACTGTCTAGGGCAACAGCTTTGCCTTGATCGCTCCCGGACCCCCCAAGACGGCGCTGCCACTGAATGGCTCCGGACGTATCATACTTAGCTATGATGAAATCATTTGTGCCAGAGGCAGATGAACGGCCACAAACATAAACATTGCCAGAACTGTCTACGGAGACAGAAAGACCAATGCCGCTACCTGATCCACCAAGTCTACGCTGCCATTGGATAACCCCAGATGCGTTATACTTGGCAACAATAAAATCAATGGTTCCAGAAGCGTTTGATTGCCCACAAACATAAACATTACCAGAACTGTCTACGGCAACGGAGTAGCCAATATCTGTTCCGTCGCCACCCAACGTCCCAATCCACCCAGCCGACGTGGCTCCAGCCGCCAGCCGGATGCCGTTGGGAATAGACTGCGCCGCGCCCGTGCCGGTATATAGCGTGGTCGAGAACACGTCCTCGATGAACGCGCCAGCGGTGGGGGCCGCCGCGCCCTGCGCAAACTGCCCATACCCCCGAGAAGAAAGAGCGCCTCTGGTCTCAATGATCGGCATCAGGCGAACCTTGTCTGCGAAGCGAAGACTGTGAATGCGTTATTGCCAGTCTTGATGGCGGTGTAGACGTACACATCCACGCCATTGGCGTTGCCCGAAGTTGGGGCGGTGCCGCCCTGCCAGCGCATCGTTACAGTCGCCCCTGTCGGCCCATCCACCTGCACTGCGGTGTTGTAGAAGGCCGTGCCACCGTTAGTCGCGAGGAACGCCACTGTCACCGACTGGCCAGTGGCCATTGCCGCGTTGAGCGTTGTCCCGGACGAAGCGCGAAGATTGATGATGAAGTTACCAGTCGAAACCGCCGTGTAGAACAGCACGGACTGCGTCGTGACATCATAGGCAATGGTCCCGCTCGCCCCAGAGGCACCGAATAGCGTCACCACCTCCGCAGCGTCGTTCACCACCATCGCAAGCGCGCTTGCCGAGCCGGCGAACGTCGTCGTCACGCCATCGGTGGTAACGCCCGTCGTCTCCGCAACAACGCCAGCGTTGTTGAAGAGCATGCGAGTGGACGTGCCGCCCGAAATGGGCGTCGTGTTGATGGTGAGCGCGTTGGGGCCAGTTGGGCCAGTGATGCCGGTTGGTCCGGTAATACCAGTTGGCCCTGTAATACCAGTGGGTCCAGTGATGCCGGTGGGGCCAGTGATACCGGTGGGTCCAGTGATGCCCGTTGGGCCAGTGGGGCCAGTCGGGCCCGTAATGCCGGTAGGACCAGTTATGCCGGTGGGACCAGTAGCGCCCGTGGGGCCCGTAATACCAGTGGGTCCAGTGATGCCGGTGGGTCCAGTGATACCGGTGGGACCGGTGATGCCAGTTGGGCCAGTGGGGCCAGTCGGGCCCGCCACGTTGTACGCAATCGTCGTGACGACGTGCGATTGCGTATTGTTGCGCATGTACAGGATGGCGTCAGGCGTACTCCCATCGCCCTGCACATAGACATTCACGATGATGCGGCTTGACGTGCTTGAAAGCGTCGCCGAAGGAACGAACAGATCATACTCAAGCAGCGTAGCAATCGTCACCGGAACAGGCGTTCCGGTCGCATAGCTACCCGTTGCAAGATTTTGAATGACCGTAGTTCCGTTAGCCGCAACCTCCTGAACCTCTGTCCAGAAGCGGAACGAAGCTCCACTGCCACCGCCCGAGTGGGCCATCCAAGCGTGCAACGTCCAGATGCCACCGACAAACGACGTGTTGTTCGGCACGTTTGCCGGTGTCACGAACGAGCCAAGGAGTAGAGGAGACCCCGTGACGGTGGCCCTCGTGAGGGTCGTCTGCGTCCCGGTATTAGGAACAAGCAAAAGGTTATAGGCCTGCGGACCCGTGGCTGTTGCGCCATCGAGGAACATCGTCAGACCGACAGACGTTCCCGGCTGCCCGGTCGCGCCAGTGGGACCAGTGATGCCAGTCGGTCCTGTAATGCCGGTGGGGCCGGTCGCGCCAGTCGGGCCAGTTATGCCCGTTGGTCCGGTAATACCAGTCGGCCCAGTCGCGCCAGTCGGTCCTGTCGGGCCAGTGGAGCCGGTTGGGCCAACGATAGAGCCGTTATTCTGCCACTCATCCGCCGTGGCGTTCCAAACCCACAGAATGCCGGTGGTGGAGTCGATATAGGCATCGCCGTTGTTGCCGGCGTAAGGACCGGACGGGAAGCCGGGGATGGACGAAGTGGAGGTGACAGTTCCCTTGTAGGTAATGCCAGACCCGGCGGGGCCCGTTGCACCAGTTGGGCCTGTTGGACCGGGAACCGTCGAGTCAGCACCCGTCGGGCCCGTAATGCCTGTGGGGCCCGTAATACCCGTAGGGCCGGTAATGCCCGTGGGGCCAGTAATGCCGGTGGGACCAATCGGGCCGGTAATGCCTGTCGGGCCCGTGATGCCCGTGGGCCCGGTAATACCGGTAGGCCCAATCGGACCGGTGATGCCCGTGGGGCCTGTGATGCCCGTGGGGCCGGTGATACCTGTGGGGCCGGTAATTCCTGTCGGACCCGTGATGCCAGTTGGGCCCGTGACGCCGATGCTACCGGTCGGCCCCGTGATGCCGGTCGGACCTGTGGATCCGGTCGGCCCGGCAACAGTTATGGGGCCGTTATTGACCCAAGAAGATCCGTTCCAAACCCACAAAATGCCCGTGACGGAGTCGATATATGCATCGCCAACCGAACCGGCATATGGCCCGGACGGATACCCCGGAATTGAGCTGGGGCTGGTGACAGAGCCCTTGTACGTAATGCCGCCGCCCGCAGGCCCCGTAGAGCCAGTCGCGCCAGCAGCACCAGTCGGCCCAATCGGACCAGAAACTACGAGCCACTGGCCGCCATCAAGATCAACATAATAGGCGTAGAGCAGGCCATCGGTGCTGTTGAACCAAAGGTCGCCCTGCTGCGCGCCGGGAGGCGGCGTGTCCGAGACAAACGTGGCCTGCGTGGCACCAGTCGGGCCAGTCGGGCCTGTAATGCCAGTCGGACCTGTAATGCCGGTTGGACCAGTAATACCGGTCGGGCCCATGACGCCAGTCGGGCCAGTGATACCGGTAGGACCGGTGATACCCGTTGGACCAGTGGCTCCAGTAACACCAACAGACGCCGGGCCAATCGGCTGCCAGACAGACCCGCTCCAGAGGTACAGCGTGTTGGTTGTGGTGACGACGTAGGCGTCACCCGGCTGCCCATTATAAGGGCCAGACGGGAACCCGGGGATCAGGCTCGTAGAGCTAACTGCGCCCTTGTAACTAAAGCCGCCGACAGGACCAGTTGACCCCGTGGGACCGGTCGGACCACCAAGGTTCGCAATCTGCTGCGCCGTCAGACGAACCGACACCCCAGCCTGAACAGCTTCGAGCTGCTCTTGTCCGCTGATCGCGATTGCCGCAGGAAGATTCGGGATCTGCTGGTTAGCCATTAGAGCGGACCTGTCTTTGGAACTGAGGTGTTATCGTATGGCAAGCCCGGATCATTTCCGCCGGCGTCATTAGGAACAGTAATACTTGTGCCCGGTTCTTGGTTCAAGCTTCCGGGCGCTGCGCCAGTCTGCTGAGCGACGCGGTTATTGTTGTTCTGCGTGATGCGACGATTGCCGCCCGGAACCGGAATACCTGTCGTCGGATCCACCGTGTTCTGACCAGAGGTCACACGGTAGTTCGTCTCGGCATTCACGAAGTCCTGAACGCGCGGGTTCTGGATCGGAACCGGATCAGCAGGCACCACAATCGCGCGAAGCTGCGTCTGGGGCGTGTCGTAGCAAGGATTGCACACCAGAAGGCGGATGTTCTGAAGAGACGCGCCGCGCCAGTCGAACTGGAATCGAAGATCAACATGATTGTAACGAAACCCGCAGCGGTCGCATATCGCATGCGCCTGTGGGCTCGTGGAACTTGTTCTGGCGCGTCCGGACTGGCTGGCGTAGGCCATTACGCCCTCCAATATCCTGAGAGCTGCGGCGAGATGTATTGCTGCGCCTGCTCAATGCCCTGCGAGGCGGCAATCTCGTAGCTCTCGTCTGCCTGCCCTTTGAGGGCCGGAGCAAGCTGCGGGGCCCAGATCCGTGCGAGGCGGTACGCCAGCCCGTCTGCGAATGCCTCAAGCCAAAGATACGGGATCTCGGGCTGCTGGCTGTTCTGCAGATCGCTGTCCTGCAGCCTGCGCACGCGGTAGTACTTCAGACTCGTCTGAGAGCCATCAGGAACAGGCCACAGCGTGACGGTCGGTGAGATCAGACGATCGAACCAGAACGTCGTTGGGAAGCCCTGCTGCGCCTTGTTGGGATACGAGGCGTACTCGGTGCGGCTGATGGGCAGGATGATACGGTCGATGCCCTCAGACACAATATAAGCGTCGAGGATCATCACCGTGTTCGCGTCAACCGGATAGGTCGCCGTGCCCTGCGTCAGCGGTGTCGTGATGAGATCCACTGCCCATAAATTTACACCCTGATTACTAAAACGAGCCAACATCATGTTGGTCGCCATCCGGGCGCTATCCATGTGCTCCTGAAGCAGAGCGGTAGGCCGTATGCCTATATTCTGATAGGCGTACAGAACGATCTCGCCGAGCGACGGGTTGAAGGTGTACGTGCCGCTGGTCGCCATCGGGCTGCTCCTTACGCGGGGCCGGCCTGAATCAGCTCAACGACAACCGAGCCGTCGCCGGAGGCCACATTGACACTGATAGCACGGCAGGGAACCGTCAACGAGCCTCCAGTCGTGGCCGAGATGCCCGAAAACCCGGTCGCGGCCACCCAAATCTGCGACGCAGCAGTGTAGCCAGCGGACATGGGGTCACCCATCGAGTACTCGATGCTGAAGGTGATTGTTCCCGTCACCTTGGCCACGATGCCGACGTTGAACGGGGCCTGAAAGTGATCAGGGGCGACGACGGTGCTGCGCCCAGCGCCGGAAGCCGTAATTGTGCCGAGAAACATCTTAACTGCCTTTCTTCTTGGCGCGGCTGGCGGCCACATTGTCGATCAAATTAGGATAAGGCCGACCTGCAGCGCGGGCGCGGGCCTTAGCTGATTTGACCTGCTCCCGGCTCATGTTGCGCTTCTTGGCGTCAGCCGGAGCGTCTTTCTCCCAGAATGGCTTGGTCATGTCAGCAGTCCCACTTACGAAGGGATTTGTTCACTCTGCTATTTGGGTCTGCGGCAGCCGCAGCGCCTGTCAGCTTTTTCTTTAACCCGGTCATTCTAGCACAGAATGACTTTTTGCGCGCACCACCTTCTGGCTGCGGGCGCTTGATGTCATGGCCGGCTGCGCGAAGCGATGCGCGACCCTTTTCGTTAAGACCGCCGCTCGGGCTCTTGCCTTCAGCGCGGGTCCATGCAGGCGATTTCGCCATCGTACCCTCCATGCAAGTGCGGGGGCTCAAAGGCCCCCGCTCCCATCACTGAAACGAAAGGGATGAACGCTCAGTAATGGGAAGCCTTGCCGCGAGGCGTGCCGGACGAAGCAGAAGAGAACACACCGCCACCGCTCTTGCGGGCCGGGCGCTCTTCCTTAGCGGCCTCAGACATGACCTTCTTGGCCATCGCCTTGCCGCCCTTCTTGAAGCCGTTGGTCTTCTCGTCAGCTTCCTTGATCGTGGAAGCCTTGCCTTTGTAAGCACCCATGGAAGCCTCCTATTAGGCGTTGTTCGCTTGCATATACGTGACGATCAGCTTGCCCTCACCCGGCGTAGTGTCGGGCGCACCGCTGTCCACCCAGATAGCAACGTCGGACGTGCCGACGTTCTGCCACACACCCATGCGGGTGGCGTTAGTACCGGGCGACAGAGAGAGGACGCCGACAGCGTTGGCGTTGGTCGAGGCGACCAGCTCCGTAGCCGTTGCGGACGTGCCGACAGAAACCGTATAGGTCGTCGTGGCGCTAGACCACGCTGCATCGACCTGCAGGACAATGCTAAGGATGGTGCTGTTGGCAGGGATGACGATGCCGGTCGTTGCAGCCGTAGTGGACTGCGTGACCATGGCCGACTGCGCCATCACAACGTAGCCGGTGTTGGCGACGTTCTGACCGAGAGTCGTGCCGCTCGTATCCTGAATAGTGCCGGCCTTGATTGGCCCGCTAAAGTGCGTCTTACCCATGAGGGCCTCCTGCACGAGTTAGATCACGTCGTCTGTGCAGCGTCCGCTAGGTCGGTCTACGTGATCGGGGATCCTAGAGAAGGGCGGGGCCTTGGCCCCGCCCAATGGCATCAGGTGGGGAACGAACCCCAGATCGAACGCCAGTTGTAGTAAGAGAAGCTGTAACGTTCGTAACCTTTTACGAGAAGGTTGTCCGTTACAAAATCCACCTGCATGTCGGTTTCGAACGGCATGCGCTCCATGTAGGAGAGACCGTCGATGTTCGTCAGCAGGAACCACGCGCGAGACGACGTAAGGTAATCGTTTACCATGTAACCTTCCGGCAGGCCGCCCGAGGTCATCATGATAGCGTTCACGTCGTTATCCGCAGTGCCCGGACGCAGCTCCGTCTTCGTCA